CTCCAAACCAGTATCTTATTGGAAGATTTTTGAACTCTTCAACACGTTCCATAATTTCTTCTGAATCGTATTCCATTATTTTATATTTTGTTCCATCTTCCCAAATAACCGGACGATAAAGAACTGCCATAATGTGATTGATATTTTCCTCAACATTTGCACTACTCAAAATCTCAAAATCAGACCAAGCTCCCCAAGGCAACTTCATCCAATCATTTTCCAATCCGTATTTCACTCCTTTGTGAGTGAAGGTCATAATTAGTTCCTTTTCAACTTTATTGACCATCTCATCGGTCAAGTAATTCAAAACAAAATCTACTTGTTTCTTTGGTAGTTTCTTAATCTTATTTTCATCTAATCCCAAATAGAGGCTAAGGATTGCTGCAGGATTATTATTGAATCTTTTTGAATCTCTGTTGAGTTCTTGGAATTGTTTGATGCTAAGGTCCGTTGAAACCTCCATCACCTCGTTGTTAATTATTAATTCTATCATACAATACTGAATTTTCTTTTTCTTTCTCCAATGGTCATTTCCAATACATATCTGATTGCGTCAATTGTATGGTTGTGGTCATCTTCGGGGATATCAAGTAGGTTCCCATCTTTATCTGTTTTCCATTTGTAGGAACCAAACTCAAATAGTATATTATTTGATTTTTGAGTTATGAACATATGGTGTCTTCTCATCAAATCGATTCCATGCAAAATGGATTTTTTATTTACTGGTTTTGCATTAAATCTGGCTCTTTTTAATTCTTCGATATTTTGGGGGGATGCTGAATCACACCATATCTCATCTGTCTTTGGAATGTTTAATTGTTCCATTCGAAATATGATGTCTGGCATCGTTAAATTCCTAACATGGAATAACTCTACAAAGTAGAGCTCATCGTCCCTTTGGTATACCTCAATTAATGTTGTAGGGTCATTATAACCCATGTCCATTCCCCTACCAAGTAATTTGCATCCTTGAGGGAGTTGTTCTATGGTTGAATACTTGTTAAATACCAAAGTGGTTGCAATACCCTTTTCCCCCAACGTGTAGATTCTATATAGGTTTTCGTCCTTATCTTTCAATGATTCCAATTCCCGTCTGATATTGTCATCAATGAATGGATTGTCCCTATAGGTTGTTTTGAAATAATAACAATCATCACGGAGTTCCAAATCATAGACCCATGATGATAGTTCAGATGGATTCAAATCACAAATTACTTTTCCACTGGTACGGAAAATAAGTTGATTCCAGTCTTCGATTCTGAGTTCATTTGCTTCATTGCAATAAAGGTAATCCCTTTTCGCTCCGCGTAATTTCTGAGGCTCATCGACCGAGAACCAATTGATGATGTTTGAGTTGAGTTCATAATATCCTTCTTGTTTGTGGAATTTAGTGGGGTCATAAAGACCAAATAGTTCAAGTACCTGAACCAAATCTTTTAAGACCGAGTTTTTTAAGGCTGGTAGAGTCTTTCTGACAATTGATAGAGTTTTGTTTTCTTCTTGCAACAATTTAAGAATCCAATAGATTAAGATGTTGAAGGTCTTACCAGAACGAGCACCCCCTTGAGCAACAACAATTCTCTTGTTGTTTTCATCAGAAGTGATAAGGTGTTCTAAAACAATTGTAGATTGAATCTTCATAACCTATCCAACATTTTATCAAACCATAGGTCAAGGTCGTAATATCTACTATTTGTTCCTTTATCACTATATTCATTATTATCTTTAATACCACCTCCAAAGTTTATATTAGGTTTGGTTATTGTATTAGAAGGTTTTTTTCTATCTCTACTTTTATTAACACTACCATCGTTCAACATATCATCACAGACAAGAAGGTTGGGGGTGAAACGACCTTGAGTATTACATACTAACATTTTGTTTATACCCCCAGTCATAGCACCTGATGTATGTTTTGGTTTATCCTGTTGAACTTTGTTTGCGTAATCTGGTAGGGTCATATCCTTATCATCTACATAAGGTATTCTACAATCCCCAACCCAACACACACCTTTACTATACATTACTTACCTTCCTTGAAAAACTTTATCAGTTCGTCCCTATCAACCTCACATCTTTCTTTTACAATATCCATATACTCTTGTTCCCTTTCAATACCCACAAAGTTTCGGTTGATGAGTTTGGAAGCAACCCCTGTCGTTCCACTACCCAAGAACGGGTCTAATACCCAATCCCCTTCCCTTGTGAATAAGGTGATGATGTAGGACATCAACTTAACTGGTTTGGTTGTTGGGTGGTTGTTCTTATCAACCCCCATATTTTTTTCCTTCTTTGCTGGTTTTGGAACTTGTAGAAACGGATAAGTCATTTTGATATTGTCGGGGAGTGCTTCAAAGTTCAGGACATTGTCAATATAACTTTTTTGTCCGTGTGGTTTCATACCGATAATGATATGTTCCACAGCAGGTTTGGGTTGGAAACCTAACTTACTACCTTCGTATTTCTTTGCGAGGTCTGTTGAAGCAGTTGTTTCATAATGAATACCAGCAGTTGTTTGTTCTTCACTTTGATACGCTCTACTTGTTGAACCACTCTTTTTTTCACCAACAACCTCTCGCTCTGCCCCCAACCTCTTATCTATCATTTTACTTGTATCACTCGCTTTAGGGAACCCTGTGTGATAAGTCCAAAGAATTGGTGAGAAACTCATATCAAACCCCGCATCCTCCAAGTCCTTTATCATACGATACAATACATCACTTCGGGGTGAGGACATAACCGCAATAAACGAACCAGGTTTCAACACCCTATAACACTCCGTCCATATTTCCTTTGGTGGTAATACTTTATCCCAACTCTTACCCATAAACTCAATTCCGTATGGGGGGTCAGTCGCTAATAGGTCAATAGACCCCTCTTTTATCGTTTTTAAGACATCTTTGCTGTCTCCAAGTAATAAGTGTTGTTCCATTATATTTTTTTTTCTAATTGAGATAAAATCTGTTTCAAAACAATTTCATAATCTTTCACGAATTTCGCATCAGGTAATAATGCTAAAGTCGTCTCGAATGAATTTGACAAGTCCTCTATTTCATTTTTCCTGTCCAAGACAAGTTCATATACAATCCTTGTTTGATTGGGGGTTAATTTAATTGTTCTGATTGCCATGACTTTCTAGTTTCCATTTATAACCCCCACGAGTTACAAATTTTGTTCTGTTATATGTTCGCATTATATCACCACTTTCAATACCAGTTGCTTTACTGGCTTCATCTCTGTTTTTATAACAAGCAATTAAGTTATCATCCAAATCATACTGACATACCAACCATTCTTCTAATTCTTCACCATTTAATCTTTTTTTGGAAAACTCTGCGTATTTTTCATTGAGTTCAAACCCTATGTAATTTCTATTCTCACAACCCAATCCAGTCGTTCCTATTCCACTGAAAATGTCCAAGATAGTATCACCTTCATCTGTTAGTAAATTGATGAAATAGGTTGGTAATTCTTTGTGATATGGGGCGGGGTGTTTAATATGGTTATCCCTTGCTTGTCCTGCTGTTGGAAACCTGAATACATTGTCAGGTCTTACTTTGTTTGGTAATGTTCTTTTGGTTTTTGGTAGTTCATAACCATCTTTTGTTTTGTTGGTTGGACCAGTTAAATATTTGATTGTTTTAATTCTTGTCCCATCTATGATTTGTCCGTGACCTAATGGTTCATCATTTTCAAATCTTTTATTATATGAGTCTGCAGGTTCCTCCAAAACCCTATCCATATAGAACTTCAACTCCTTTTGATTCTTAACAAAATGGAATATGAACTCCGTATTGTTTCTAAACCTCTTTGTACCCCCATTTGGAATACCATTCATCTTGTGCCAAATGTAGGTGTCATAGAATTTAAGTTTTGTTTCCTTCTGACTGCGATAGATTAATTCATAGATAAAAGGGTTTCTCAGACCATTAGAACAATTATCGTTGATGTTTAATATGAAACTACCACTTGGTTTAAGAACCCTCTGTATATCGTTAAAAATGGGTAATAACCAATCACAATAATCTTTTGGTTTCTTGATTGAAATATTTTTTCCATAATTGACAATATCTGCATAGGGGGGACTGGTAATTACCAAATCAACAGAATTATCAGGAAGGTCCTTAATTAATTCAAAACAATCACCAGTGATTATTGATTTGGACATTGACATGCTTTTTGATTTAGTAATTTGTGAACGTAATCATTCATTGTCAATTTTTCTTTTTTTGCTTGAAATTTCAATTGAGAATGAACCTCTTCCCTCATGTAGAGAATATTGTATTTGTAGACGTATTTTTTTCCTGCTTCAGAAATTCTAGTTATCGAGTTCGCCATCTAATTTGCTTTTAATTATTTCAATTTGAATTTTATTGTCTTGGTTGATTTTGTCTCCTTGAGTGGTTATGTCAATTTGTTTGTCGTCATGCCAGTTGTCTCTGAATTTATTCTTCATGATAATGGTCCATAACCTCTGATTGAATCTATTTGATTCACCTTTTTCTACACTTTCTCTTGCTTTTGCGAACCACCATTGTTCACATAATTTATTATATTCCTTGATAGTTTCGGAGTAATCTTTATTCCTTTTTATCATTTCATAATGAGTGTCGTAACTAATTCCAAGCTCAATTAAGAAATGACTGATATGATGACCATTTCTTCCCGCCTCCAAGATTATCTCCTTCCACATGGGGGTCATAGTGGTTTCTGCTTTGGGACGTCCCCTGCCTCGTTTTTCCTCTGACATTATTTTTTGTAATTTACTTTCAAGAACTGAAGAGACTTTTTAATATCATCAACCACTTGTTCTTGTGATGCTTGTTGAGATGCTTGTGGGTACAATAGATTCCAAACTCCATAGAGTTCAACCCAATCAAATTCATCAAGTTCATTTATTTGCTTTTGTGAAATAATCCTTGAATTGATTTCACTGGCTACTTGGAGTACCTCTTGATTCTTGAGATTATTGATTCTTTTTGCTTTACCTGATTTACAATTGCACAAGATTCACCTCCATTTCTTGTAAAACATCTTTATATCTTTTCCCATTACAAATATCCCAAATTGTTCTGTAGTCTCTATTCATTTGTTCAGCTATTTTTTTGTAAGTCATTCCATTAGACCTTTGATTTATAATTTGTAAAACTTGGTCTTTAGTTAAGTTGGGAATGTTTTTCTGTTTATCTTCCGAAAGACCATTCATCCGTGCGTGTTCCGTATTATCTCGGTGATTACACCATTCAAGATTTTCTACTCGGTTGTCTGATTTTATTCCGTTTATATGATTTACACACTTAAACTTATTTGGATTTTCAATAAATTTTTCCGCAACTATTCTATGAGTATAAAGAAGTTTTTGTCCATTCCAAAAAACTTTATAACCTGCGGAATGATTTGATTGTTTTATATATTTCCCATCACGGAAAACCTCACCGAACTCATTGACTGAAATACTACACATCACACTTTATTTGTTTTCTTTTATTTTTCGTCTGACTCCATATATCTTTTTATCTGAGATTTGATTTTAGAAAACAATTCTGCAACTTCGTAATCTTCTTTGGAAATTGCCTTTTTAATCAAATCATCAACTTGCTTATCTACCAACTCATATTGAAGTTTGTTTTCATCAATGATTTCCAAAAACTCATCAAGTACTTGAGATTGGATTTGTAATTTCTCCAACTCTGTTTTCTTGAAATAATCTTTAGTTAGGTCAGTAATCTCAGCCATAATAATAAATATATGGAAAACTTTTCTATTGAAAAGGAAAAACCCTCCCCCGCTTTGAACACGATTTATGGCAGAATCAGAAAATTTTTGGGGGGAGGGGAAGATGAGTAACTTAATACCCTTTTCTTATATAACAAACTTGTATAAAGATAAATATCTTGAATTAATTTTCAAGAGATAAAAATTTATCTACAGCTTCTTCAACAGTTAAATCCCACAAATCACACAAATAATCTATAGAACTTCTATTATTGCTATAAATGCTTTTATATTTCTCTTTATCTTTATCTTTATCTTTATCTTTATCTTTATCTTTATCTTTATCTTTAAGGTTTTCTGGCCCCGAGTGGGTTAATGAAAAACCGATTGGGTTATTTGGGTTGTTTGGGTTATCTTGGGTTTTTGTCGGTCTTCCCCCTTTCTTCCCATTCTCCCTATTGGTTATAACCTTTTTCAAATAATTTTCCTCTTGTATATTGAAATCTGTTTTCATT